CATGCTCTCGCAAGGGAGCATCTGTAGACCCGAAGGCGTACGCCCTAGGTGAGCGGCTTGACACGCCGACGACGTCAGACGACGTTGCTACGTCAGAAAGACAGGAACTGGACATGAGCTACAGCCGAACCGCTCTGATTAGCCGATTCTTTGATATAGCGAGGGTGCGTCCTCGACTCACGCTTGAACTCAGCTGCCCTACGCCGCATGAGACGAGTGTCTTCGTTGAAGTCGACTCTGAGGACGAAGGACTCTCGATCGAATTCCGATTCTTCAAGGAGGGAACCGGAAAGCCTTCGATCATGCGCGGTCTGCGCTATCTAGAGAAAGATATCACGCGGCCGACAAACCTCGAGGTGCAGACCGCCATCTTGTGGATACTAGCAGCGGTTGACCAGGCTGACCCCCCGGTGTTCCGTCAGCAGCGTCTGAGCGACGCGGAGCTCCTTCGCTACGAAGCGCTCGCCTCCGCTGAAGAGCGAGAGGAGCGATGAACTCGATCATAATCCACCTTGCAAACGGGAGGACGATCCAGCCTACGGCTCGTGGGAGGACGAATGACTAATCGAGTGTCGGTCCGATGCATTGGACTGAACGCCGATGCCCGCAGTCAGCGCCTGCGAAACATCTTCGGCGCGATGCGACGACGGCAGGCTGCTTCGCTCGGATCAGCCGCTCACGATGAGTTCACCGTTGCGTTGGCGGAGCTGCGACCCGATCCGTTCGCTGCGTCGACCGCGATGGTGGAGCAGCTCGATCGCGCTCGCAGGCTCGTTGTTCTTCAGCGAATGATCGGGAGATGGACAGAGAGGGAGCGTCTAATACTCGCCCTCCGATTGAGCGGGCTGACCCTCGATGATATTGGCGAAGCGGCTCAGCTGTCCCGCGAGCGCGTTCGCCAAATCGTGCGCTTACTCTGTCGACGTCTCGGCGTCACTCTCGAGCCTGGACGACGACGTCGAAGGAAGACGAGGATCGACGCTCCACCACGTACGACACTTCGTGCCGATGTCACTAATGCTGGTGAGTCGGTGATGACCATTGCGGCTTACATATCTACGGATGGTCGGTTCTTCTACGATCAGGTGGCCCGACGATGGCTGGCAATCCTGTGAGATACGGCATCGTCGCTCCGATGCTGGCGGGTAAGAGCACGCCAACTCAACCGAGACGGTGGCTCGACATCGATGACGCGAGGGTTGACGAACTCGAGCCATTTATGAAGGAGTTGAGGACTCGCAGAGACTGGAGCGCACATGATGCGTTGTGGTGGCCACAGGTCCAGACCTGGTTGGCCTCGCAACCGCCGCGTCTTCCCTTAGCGGCGCATGACTCGGGTATTCTGATAGCCCTGGGAATTACTCCGCTCGTGGCCGTTCTCCCGGCGGAGCCTGAATGGACGCGCCGCGCTGCCGCGCGGCAACTGACTCGATCAGAGAGGAAGCTCGCGAGACTAAACAGAACGCATGTTCTCGACTGGACTCTGCGCCATCAAAGCGTCATCGTGGCAAGCGACATGCTGTCCGCCACACGTTTGATAAACATCATCACGAGCACGCATTAGGAGGAGAGATGTTCACGGATAAGAAGAAGGTCTCCGAGACCGCGAATCCGCCATCACCGCCGCCCGCAGGATCGGACATCAGCCCTGATGTCTTACGGCCTGGAGAGTCGGTCACCGAGTTTCAAGGTCGCGCTCGCAAAGCCTACGCTGGACAAGGAGGCTACTTCGATTTTGGTGACTGGCTGCAGCATCACGGCAACGCCTCGGTTGAGGCGATGACGCACGACAGCTGGGCCCCATATCGGAGCGTGCTTCGAGAGCGCGTCCGCCAGCAACAGAAGAAGGAGACTGACGACGATGTCTGAACGACGTCCAGCCTTGTACGCATCCACAGCTGACCCCACCTTTCTGGATCGGCTTCGCAGTCATCCACTTCCCAGACTCACACTACGAGCGACACGGGGTGGCTTCGAACTTGAGATGGACGGCGAAGTTGTTCACTTCGTCGACACCGTCAACCGTCCCTGGAAACTAGCGGAAGCGACAGGTCACGTCTCCAGACTGCGGGCGAGTCAGACACCGCAGCTTGCGCCTCTGCAACGAAACCCATTCAACGACAGCATACAGGAGAGCTCAGATGGCGAAACCGACTGACGAACACACCAAGCCGCCGATCCCGGTCACGCGAGACGTCACCACCTCGATCATCCTGGTGCAGGGTGAGACGCGCGCCGGGCACCTCGCGAAGTGCGACGACTCGGACCCGCACCCCCCGCACGATCATCAGCCGAACTCGACTGACGTCGGGTTAGGTGCTGACTCACTCGCTCTTTGTCCGGGTATCGTCTGCACCGGTCAGCCGCGGACCGCAGAGGTCACGGACTGGGAGACGATCGGCCAGCTCCGCCAACGGATCAACGGTGGACTGCAGCAAGTCGCCGCTGGTTGGACGTTCTTGGCGACCGCCGTCGAGATAGATTTCGGAGGCGACGATCGCACCGATGGCATCCGTAATTGGGTCGCCATCGACCTCATCAGGCCAGCCGGTGCGGCATCCTGACGCGACCGGCGGTCGTCGACCGGAGATCGTCTTTCCGGATAGTCGTCCCTCGAAGCGAGGGCCTCGTCCACGACAGGACGTCTCCTTCGACCCAGGGACAGATCGCTTCCGCCAGAAGCTGACCTCGGTTCGTCGCTCGAAAGGGAATCTCATCACCCCCGAGATACGTGCCACCGACCCAACGTACCGCCGATTCTCGGCGCGCCTGGCCGAGCGCCTCAGCTCTGCGTTCCCGAAGTCATCTACCGCGAACGGCTTCTACAAGCTACCGGCTATCCCGTCCGACTTCAGGGGGCTGTACGCCGCCTCTGGTGTCTGGATGAACCCAGCGGGTTCGCCACCCACCTCCAGGTCGACGAAGGCCGAGTCGTTCGTCTCGCCTCGCCACAAGAGACTCCTTGAATTGATGGTCAGACTGCTGACCCGGAGATGGGTAGCGAAGAACTACCATATCTCGAAGATCTCCTCGACCGGTCTACCGCATTTCAAGTCAGACGTTCCGCTCAAATGGCTACTGTACAGCAGATTCTGGGACGCCGTCCCTGATATGAAACTGGCGCTTGCGTCTCGTGATCTCGAGTTACTCTGGGACCGTCACGGGATGCTCGCTGCGTACTTCGTTGGTCGTAGAGCACAGGTAGACAAGATGGTGCGGCTACCGGACGGTGGGTACATGTCGAAAGTCCGACCTGTGACCGACTGGCTCGGGAACAGGCTGGACGCGGATAAGCGAGCGATGACACGGGCGGGTGAGGAAGTGGTGGCTATGCGAACGCGGCTAGTTTATGCGTTCGCGGGAGGTTTGAACTACGGTCTGGGCGCCGTCTGGTCGGGTTACAAGAACTGGATGAGGCATGAGTATGGCTACACGTACCGACACGGCTCGAGAGACGCCATGCTCCGCAAGATGGCAGGCTTCGCCTCCGGCTTCTCACTCGACGTGAAGAACTTCGATCAGAATCTTCCTCGCTTCTTGGTTCACCTTATCGTCGAGCTTAACGAGCATCTTAGTATGACGATGCGTCAGATGACACTGCTCGCGCTACAGGCGCCCATCTGGATTCCCAACGACTACGAGGGTGGCCGAGGCTCCGTCTGGTCTGGGCATCCCCTTAAGATGGACCACTTCGACGCTGACTACGGCAACCCGTCTGGCCTGGGACCGAACTTCTACTTCAACTACGTCATTGGGGCGTTCCTCGTTCTCGTCGGGCTGCTGGAGTCTGGACTGTTCACGGATGCTGATCTCACCGAGGAGCGTCTCGACGCCTTCTTCCGAGGTCAGCACCCGGTGGTCGCTCTCTGGAACTCCGGCGACGACAACGTCCTTCTCTTTAGGAGCGCCGCCTCTCGAGACCGCGCCTACGCCTACTTCAGTGGCGGGCTGCACCCCTACTTTGACTTGGAGGTGGAGGAAGGGATGACCTTCCTCGGTACTCTCTACGCGGAGGAGGCCGGCACACGATACGCTTGCCCGAACCCTGTCTCTCTTCCTCTAAACTGGTTAGCGCCAGAGCGAGGCTGGGACTCACCTCATCGGCCATTCCCAGGTTTCGGGTGGTTCAACCGTAAGCCTGACTTCTCCGGGTCGCCTCGGAGTAAGGACATTGATCTCGCGATCAACGAGGAGTTCAAATCCGACTACGGCATCACGCTTGACGCACATCTTACTCCGTACGTTCGCGCTCCATTCGGTCGCGGTCGCGTTAACGTGGCCACGATGGAGTTCATGCTCAATCCGGAGGTGCTCCACTACAAGGGTCGCATGGACGAGATCGATCCGGCGATGCTCGATCTGCTCGTCCTATCCATCCCAGCGGAGCACCTGGCTGCCACCGCGGGTCTTCAAGTAAAGGAGGTTTCATTTGCCACGTGATCTGATCTCTGTGTTCTTACAATGGGGAGGGAAGCTATGGTGTGCCGACGGCCCAGCTCACACATCCGCTGGCTACTCCTTCCTCTCCACTTGGCGTCCTGGTGCGAGTCAGGATAGGTGTCACATCCCCTTCTCCGCGATGGTTGACGCCGCCGAGGGCCAGCTGGCCTCAGGGGAGGGGATCAGTCACCCCTCCCTACCCGAGGAGATTCCGACGGGTCTGACTGTGGTGGTGGGCGAATCAGGCACGGGCAAGAGCCGATTCATGCGCGCACTCGCCGCCGCCATAGGGGGTAAGCTCATCATTTTTGGTGAGCCAACAGCCGAATCGGACAGACCCTCATTGCCCTTGCTCTGTCGTCGGTTGGCCGACGCGCTCAACGAGGGCAAGCCCGTACTTCTGGACTCGATGAAGTACTTTCTACTTGCGTCAACTGGCAACCTAGGGCCAGGCGGACTTTCGAAAGAGGTGCTCCCGCTCCTTGACGATATGGCGTCCGCGCGCGCCCGCGCGGGCGGTCACA